GTAGAGTCTGCATAGGTATCGCGAATCTGTAGAGCTGCTGTGTACCCTGTTAGGTTAATCGCTGTACCTGTTGAGTCCTTGTACACTACAGTGACAAACCAGTTAGCCCCCTGATCTATCACAAAGTTATTATTTGCTGCTGTCATCTGTGCCTCCTAGCATAGGTACTTGAAAAAAAGAACCATCATTGTCAGCCTGTGGCGAAAACGAGATATGGCAGTGGTGGTTGTGTTTGTTAGATCCTGTGTACTCTCGCCATGCCCAAGCCTTCTTGGCTGAGGCGATACGACCATCAAAGATAATGTAGGTAATTCTGCGCTCTTTCTTAGACTTGCATAGGAGACGAATTTGATCTGCAATATCTGGCATGAGGTCTGGTTTAGCCCTTCCACTGACATCACGATCAACGTCGATGGCACGTACCCAGCCCTGAGCATCGGGATTGTGATCGCTAGGACGAGCTGCGTGTCGGGTATCGCCGATCCAACCATCCGATGTGCGGTCACGACTTGGGAATGAGTCATCAAACTGCTCCCTTAATTGAATTGCCGCTTTACTAAGTTTAGGCTTCATTAGATTGTCGCCACCGTTACCCAAGCTGTGCCGTTATAGATCTCGAACTTATTGGTGTCCAGTAAGTACGAGCACATGCCCTCGGATAATACAGAGGTAAGAGCAGAGGTACGAGCTGCCGATGAGGCAAAGACCATAACGCTTTGCTGCATTAAGTTAGTATTTACTTGGGCAGCGGTCAGCACATCGTATGTATTAAATAATTTGTAACCTGCTCCGGCCATGTTTGTTTTCTCCTAGTTTTCTTGTAGTTTTTTAGAGCCAGTATTCGGACACGATTAAGGTTCAAGCGTTGTAAAAGTTAAATTCCAAGAGCTTGGAGTTATCTCATGGGATATTCCCTGCGTTTGCAGATACTTCTCGATGAGCGAGCCTTGAGGGGTTACATTGACAATATATAAATTAGTAAAATATTCAATACTCAAAAGATCTAACCAAATATCGGAGCCTAAAATATCAATAGTGATAGCATCGATACGTATGTCGTTATCCTTACGAGCTTCTATATAGCCCTCAGCTAAAAGTAATGCCTCTGCATCTGTTTGCATAAGCAAATTGCTTTGAGTGTAGGATTTTGTAAAATATTCTGCGATCGAAGCTGCATCGCTATAGGTCTGAGCTGTGCCACCTGCTCGGGTTATTGTGCCTTGGTTGTAAAGTCGCTTATCATCAAAGGCAAATTTAATATTCTGATAAGGGTATCCAGCCGCCAATGCTTGGTCGTTGGTAAAGACAATAGCAAGACTAGGATCATAAGAGTCGTAAATAGTTTGTCGGTCTCTAAATCTAAAATCACCCGCGTAGTCGATGTAGAACGCACCATTTTCTGTAATCTCTGCAAATCGTATTGCGGTCAAAGCTGATCGACTAGAGCCATTATCGGCTTGGCAGGTAACTGTGGAGGGTTCAATAAGTTGCATAGATGCAGGTACATCGACCTCATTAAGTATCTGTGTAATTCGTTCAGAGGTCGTATCTCCAGCTGCGGCACCTGTAACAGTAGTAATTGCAGCGGTGTTAAGTATCTTAAAAGCATCGTAGGCTGTAATAGTTACATAAGAGGTTTCTTGATTTGTAGGGAAAGTATATTTGTAATCGGATATATAACCTGTAAATAAACTTGTAGTAACATAAGGATTGCTACTGCTAGTGTCCAAATGTGCTATGCGTAGTTTTTTATTGGTAGTGACATAACCAAAAATAGGAGAGTCTATATTCTGAGGATTAAATTGACCGTCAGGATCTAGGATACGGACTGTGGCAGATCCAGCGTTGTAATCATCTTGTAGCACATCACGACCGCGCCTAATACTTATACCTGTTGTACGAGAAGCATAGTCAAGAGTTAGGCTTGTCACACTACCTAATTTTCCAATATTTAATTGGCCATAACCTAAGTCGTTCAAAATAAATGGTGTGCGAAACTCTAGACCTTCATCAAAGTCAATCAAGACTTGGAGGCCAGCTAACTTTTCGGCTGTAGATGTCATACCGCTGTTAGCCCTGCTTGACGTGTGTAGCCTACGGTTGATCCTGCTTGATTAGATGAGGCAAGAGCATCATTGATAAATTGGGCTAAATCGTTTTCGGCTGTGACTGTACCTTGAACAGTTACATTCACTACAGTTGATGCTGCTGGGAAGCCGCTAGGAGCGTAAGCACCTGCATTAGATGAACCTCCCATAACCCCGCCTGTGCCCGAGACAATAGGCACAAAGCTTCCAGCCGCTAATGCTGTATTGGTAGAAGAAGGAACCGAACTGCTGCTACCTGCTATAAGTCTTAACTTAGCAATAGCAAGGTCAAGGTTGCTTTGGTTGATTAAATCCTTAGGAGCGATGGTATCAAGCACGCTCTTGATCTCAGTTAGTTTAAGATTCTGGCCAGTCAAAGCACCGACTATTCCTAAGTCTGCATTGAGTTTAGCCGTTGCTGACTTAATAGCCGCTTCATCCTTGGAAGCAATTGCATCTTCTAAAGTAATGATGTCCTGCTTTAACTTGATACGAGCAAGGTCATTAGTAATCTGTAGAAGCTGTGCTTGGTTAGTTACCTTGCCTAGTTGCTCTGCTTGGCTAATCTCTGCTGCTTGGAGTTGGATCTTCTCCATGTCAAAGACATCTGTGCCCTTGCCAAGTGCCAGTTCTGCCTTTGCAATTAGAACTCTAGTCTTATCTGCAAGGAGTTGCTTATTCTTTGCCTTTAGTAATTCTTGATTGCGCTTTAAAGCTGCTGCTTCTAATTTAGCCAAGGCTTGCTGTTGCTGCACCTGAGTTAAGGTAAGTTTGTTTTCTTCCTTTTTGACTGTAGTTGGAAGATTAACTCCTATCTGTTTTCCAGCAAAGCCACCAAAGATCTGGCTTGGAAGATTCTTTAGATTCTTAATTAAAGTTGGAATTACACCAACAGTTCGCCCTGCTGCGCCTGTTACCTTAGCCAGTGCAGTTGCAATAGACTCAATGACATAAGCAGCATCGCTGGCTTCTGTGCCTCCACCGATAGCAGCAAAGGCATCGACCAAGCCTCCGCCAATAATCTCGGATGCATTACCTGTAGCGATACCCAAGACATCCATTGAGTAAGCAGTTGAACCTAGATAGTCCTCGGCCGATCCAGCAGAACGCTTTAACAGCACTCCAAGGATCTCGTTAAAGGACATGGATGCAAGCTCTGCCTTGCTTAGACCTGAATTGTATTTAGTTAGACCTTTAGTAACTCCTACATAACCTCTAGCAAGGTCGTTAGTTACTGTGCCAATATCGATGCCAGAGGCTCGGCTAATCGTGAGGGCATCGTTGAGAAGTTTCTGTGACTGGGTCAATGAACCAGTGGTAGTAAGCAAAGACTGAAATGCTGGACGAAGAACATCATCTGCAATGGCTGCTGACTTTTCTAAGTTGGCGATGTAGTCTGCTATCTCTGGGTTAGCAAAGCCAATGCCTAGGTTTTCTACAGCTCTGTTAAGTCGAAGGGCTGCTTTTTCATCTTCTGCAAAGGCTTTAACTGCTGCCTTGCCATAAGCAACAACTGCACGAGTACCATAAGCCAGACCTACTGCTCCAGCTAGTTTCTTGACATTGCCAGTTAGTTTCTGTGTTGCTGTTTCTGCTTGCTTAAAAGCCTTTTTGCCAGTGAACTCGGCGGCAATATCTATCTTTACATCTGCTGCCATTATCGTCCTCCTACTGACAAACCGCTACCGCTACCTTTAGCGACAACTTTCTCAAAGTTACTCTTAGAGTTTTCAATAGCCTTAATTACAGCAGCTGTGGTTCTACCTTGATCTTCTGCAAAGGCTCTAAAAATTGCTCGACCTTTCATCTTTTGACTGGAGCGACCTACTGCTCCTTCTTTGCGAACATAGGCATTAACGATCTGCCCACCCATTGCATCAATAAATTGTTGTCCTGCATACGGGTTATTGCTCTTGCCATAGCCTTTACCTGTGCTGGTCATGTAGCGTTCTTCTCCAGCACCTGTATCTTTTCTCATTGTAGGAATGACTACTTCGCGCATCTTAGCTTGGGGTCTGCCCTGTGGATTTTTACGACCAGCAGTCTCATAGATTGCTCCAGCAGCTGAGGCATTCTGGATTCTAACTAAGGATGTAAAACCAGAACGGTTTGGCTTAGATGGTGTTGTTTTATACCCAATGCCACGCTTAGCATCGGCAGCCGACCAAACACGCTTAGACCAAGCACCTTTTTGATTGCTATCTGCCCAACCACTTAACGGAGCAGTTGATGGAATAAAGCCACGCGCCTTGGCAGTAATAGGCTTTAAGATTGCGCCTAATTCTTTTTGTGTTTCTTTAGCAAGTTCTGGCGTAAAATTGCGAAGAGCCTTACGGAGTTCAATGCCGCCCTTTACGCTTGCTGGCATCGCTCACCTCCTTGGCTTCATCTTTGAGACCTTGCATCAATGCATCTAGCATGGTCTTGTCTAGTTCTAATAATTGCTGTGGCGCGATTCCCAACCTAATGCTCAAGCGAGCAATTAAGTAGGTGAATGGAAGATCGCGCTTTAAGCTAAAGGGTCTGAATCAAGCACCTCAACACTTTTAAGTGTCTCGATGAAGTCCATACCGAAAGGCTTAACAGTTTCACCTGATCTGCGAGTGACTTCCCATGCCAGCCAATAAACATCCGATTGCTTTTCCTCATCGCGGAAAGCCTTATGGAAACCCTTTTTAGCGTACTGCTCAAACGAGTACTCCACTGCTGGAGTGATCTCGCCTTCTAACACGCTTCCATCTGTACGAACGATCTTTAATCTTGCCATGGTTAGCCCCTTTGTTTAGTTGTTTAGAATGTGCCTGTTGTGGCTACTGCAACTGTTGAGTTAGCAGTGAATGTAATTGACTGAGTACCAATATCGCCAACAGCACCATTGATGTCTGTTGTGTTATTGACTAGCAATGAAACAGTGTACAGAGGGTTAGTCGCTGAGACTGCTGTTCCCTTTGTCTGTAGGAATACTGCTGTGACAGTTGTTCCCCATGCAGCCTGAAGGGTTGCTAGAACATTTGCTGCTGCTGTGTCGTTTAGGAAGTCGATAGTTACAGTTGATGATTCCAAGCCTTTTACAAACTTGTGAGCCGTGTCACCCATGGCTGTTACTTCAAGTTCATCAAATACGCGGTTGATGGTTACTGCTGTTACATGGTCTGAAAGATCAACAGAGTTAATCTTAACGCCGACCAGATTGTTTAGAAATACAGCCATTAGGATTATTCCTCGTCTTTCTTAGTAGTTGCTGGCTTTGGTGCTGCTGGTGCTGTCTGCCCGATTTTCTTCAGGAAGTCAGCGTTTTCTTTTTCCCATTCGGACATT